GTAACAGGGAGGGGCAACCCTCCCTTTTTTGTGCTATAATATAAGAGTAAAGAAAAGGGAGAACCCCATGGCCATCTTAATCGATGCGAACCAGATCGCAATCTCTCATCTGATGATCCGTAATAAGATCGAAGATGGTATCAACATCGACTCAATCCGCAAATCAATCGTGCGAGTTATCGCTCGAATCGCGAAAAAGTTTGGTTCCGATTACGGGAAAGTGGTTCTTTGTTACGACGATAAGAACTACTGGAGGCGTGATGTATTCCCCTTCTACAAGAAAAATCGTAAGCAGGAACGGGCATCTTCCAAGTATGATTGGGATGAAGTGTTTTCCGTACTAAATAAGATACGAGATGAGATTCGGAGTTATCTTCCGTATCATGTCATTCAAGTTCAGGGTGCAGAAGCAGATGATGTGATTGCCACTCTCTGTATTCACAACTCACACAAGGAAAAACCAGAACCAACTCTGATTCTTTCTGCGGATAAAGACTTCATTCAACTTCATCGTTATGAGTTTGTGAAGCAATACGATCCAATTCGAAACAGGTGGATTCACAATGAAAACCCGATTCAGTATCTTCAGGAACATATCATTAGGGGCGACCGCTCTGATGGGATTCCCAACATCCTTACCTGTGATGATGCTATTGTTTCGGGAAAAGCACAAAAGAAAATGAGTAAGGAGAAAATCTCAGCACTTGCTAATTTAGATCCTTCAGAGTTCACCAATTACATTCGTCTTCGTAATTGGAAAAGAAACTCTCAACTCATTGACTTCACTCAGATTCCACCAAGCATCACTGAAAGGATTCTTACCACCTTTCATAAGAATCGTCCTGTGAGTTCTGTTCAAATTGATTATCTCATCAACAACAACATTCAAGATCTGATTAAGGAATTCTCGTAATGGCCAGGCCCACAACACCAAAACTCCCTGTAAGTAAGACTCTGATGAGTGAAGTTCTTCAGAGAGTTTCAAACGCAAAAACCAAAGCAGAGAAAGTGAAGATTCTTCAAGAGTACGAATCTCCAGCTCTCACAAAGCTTCTTCTCTGTAACTTCGCAAAGAGCATCTCCTTTGTCTTCCCTGACGGCAAGACTCCTTACACTCCTCTGGAACGTCCCAAGGGTGTTCAGCACCAACTCTTTTACACAGAACAGCGTCTTCTGGACAAGTTCATCAAGAAAGAAGTGAATGGTGTGACTTATTATGGTTGCTCTGGAGCACCTAAACCAAGACTCCCTCAACTGAAGAAAGAGCATCTGTGGATTCAACTTCTCGAAGCACTTCACATGGATGAGGCAGAAGTTTTGGATCTGGTGAAGGATAAGAAACTCACTTCTCGTTATAAAATCACAAGACAAAATGTGATTGACGCATTCCCAGCTCTTAATTTGCAAGAAGAATCATGAACAAAGAACGTCTCAAAGAACTTCTCGTTGAACTCAAAGACTTAGTTAGTCGTCTGGAAACTGAGGTTTATGCAGACAAAGATTCTTATCTTTCTTCACCCACTCTTAACATTGATTATGATGAGGTGCTAAAATATTATCAAGTAAACGACAACGACGGAGACGGAATCTGATGGGACAAAAGAAGGACATCAAACTTGTTAAAAAGTTGCTCAAAGATCACGAGCGAACAACTCTTTATACAGATGAAGAACTTCTGTACATGAAACTCTGGTTGAAGGAGAGTAAACTTCAGCGCAAGGCTAAAAAAGAGCAACACAAAAATGAAAAAGGATTTGGCGAATGAGTCAACTGATTATTAACCTACCCTCTGAGAGGGTATGGGTGAGAAAAGAATACCTTCGTGATCATGTTGATGGTCACGGAGAGTTTGTGGAAGGTGTGTGGATTTCTTGTAAATCCATTCCTGGTCGTGCATTCTACTTTGAAACTTATCTCCCGAAGTATGGAGCTCTGTATGATAAGTTGCCGATCAGTGCCTTTCTTTCGAGACCAGAATTGCCAGATCCAGATCTAGATCTTCCGAATCTTCAGTTCTGGAACTGCATGGATTATGGTGTGCGATGCTTGGAGAAACAGTTTATTGGTTCAATGGACTTTGAGGTTCGAACCAGAAACTATGGTACAATGAAGGGAGAGTATTTGTTCACACTGGACAACTATCACTCTGACACTGACATCACTAACACTAATGTCAGTGAGGATCCACAGGAACATAAGTCACACAACTGTATTCAGTTGGATAATGGGCAATACGCTTTGTATCCAAACAACCTTTGGTTCCTGACTTTAAGGTGTCAACTCAATACTATCAGGTAGAACAGGGAGTTCGATGGGGTAGATTGGGTGACACAGATGAATATTTTTGGCAAACAAAAGAGGAATCTAATGAGTAAAGTGAATCTCATCGCGCACACAATTGGTGCCGGTGAACTTGAGGGGAAAGGTCCACAAGAGGTTATTACCTACGCAGCCAGAGTCTCTAACCCTCACAATCAAGAGAACTTCAGAACTGCTGGAGGACTCCTGAGATACTGTATCAAACATAAGCACTGGAGTATCTTTGAGACTGCATCAATGACTCTGGAAGTCAACACAACCAGAGGAATCGCAGCTCAGATTTTGCGGCATCGCACTTTCACATTTCAGGAGTTTTCGCAGAGGTATGCTGACACCAAACTTCTGTCAGAAAACATTGAAGCACCTGAACTGAGACGGCAGGATGATAAGAATCGTCAGAATTCCATTTCAGATTTACCACCTGGAATGATCAAGGATTATCAGAATAAGATTGATAAACTCTTTGATGACACCATGCATCTTTACAATAACCTTTTGGACATTGGTGTGGCTAAAGAGTGTGCTCGTTTCATTCTTCCTCTGGCAACTCCAACTCGTTTGTACATGACAGGCAACGCCCGATCATGGATTACTTACATCGCTCTTCGTGAAAAGAACGGAACTCAACAGGAGCATCGAGAGATTGCTCTGGATTGTAAGAAGATTTTTTGTGAGGTATTTCCTGATATTGCAGAGGCTTTGGGTGGAAAAGACGCTGAGTGGGAGTTAGATAAATAGCCCTAGTGGCATCTAGATCATGGCAAAGTATCCAATTGTAAACAAAAAAACAGGAGAGAAACAAGTTATTGAGTGCTCCATGCATGAAATCATGGATTGGTATGAGGCCAATCCAGATTGGGAAAGAGATTGGTCACAAGGATCAGCTACACTCAGCGCGAATGGCGTTGGTGAATGGAAAACCAAACTCTCTAACAAACATGCTGGATGGAAAGAAGTTTTAGATGGGGTGAAGAAAACACCTGGCTCTAATGTAAAGGATCTTTATTAATGGCAAGAACTCGCAAAACACGAACGAAAAAAGAAGAACCCAGCATGCGTTTGGGTTCAAGGAAGAAACTTCCTTACAATGCGGAGTCGATGGTTCCTATCGAACCACTCACTCCAAATCAGGAGAGAATGTTTAAGGCGTGGGACGAGGGGAAACACCTCTTTGTTTACGGGGCAGCAGGGACAGGAAAGACCTTCTGTGCCCTCTACAAGGCTCTGTACGACTGTCTGAAGGCCACACCCAACTACGACACCGTTTATCTGGTCAGGTCCCTGGTGGCCACCCGTGAGATCGGTTTCCTTCCTGGGTCCCACGACGACAAAGCAGACATTTACCAGATTCCATATAAGAATATGGTAAAGTACATGTTCGAAGCCGCAAAACCTTTCGTTTCATGAACTCGATTCAATCATCACTCGTGTTGGTGAGAACTCTCGAATTGTTTTCTGTGGTGATGCAATGCAAACGGATCTCAGAAATACCAATGAGAAGAATGGTATTCACAACTTCATGAGAATTCTGGAACTCATGCCAGATGAATTTGAGTTGATTGAGATGGGACTGGATGACATCTGTCGTTCTGGTTTGGTTAGAAATTATCTTCTCGCTAAACACGCTGCTGGTATGGATGGTATTTGATGTTTACACAATGTGAAGATTATCGTTCTATGTTTGGCGAGCATTCTCGCCAACTTGTAGAAGGTGTTCGTTATTATGAAATCGAAAAAGGTGTTTCTTATCCATCCGTAACTTCTGTTATTTCTTTTATCACTAGAGAAAAGTTTGCCGAGTGGCGAGCAAAAGTAGGAAACGAAGAAGCAAACAGAAAAACAAAACACGCAACAACACGAGGTACAAAACTACATAAGTTGTTCGAGGTTTATCTACAGAACGGCGATTACGAATCGCTTAGCGAATATGAAGAACCTCTGATACAATTAATGTTTAGAGCAGCCAAATTCTATCTTGATACTAGATTGGATGCTATCTACCAGCAAGAGACCAACATGTACTCTTCTAAGTTATGTCTTGCTGGAACAGTTGATCTCATTTGTGAAGTGGATGGTGAACTTGCCATTGTTGACTTCAAAACCTCAGAAAAGTCCAAACCTGAAGAGTGGTTAGAAGATTACTTTGTACAACTCTCAGCGTATTGGGCAATGTTCTCAGAAAGAACTGGCGTTGTTCCTAAGAAATTAGTTGTTTTTCTGGTTGGTGAAAATGGGGACGTTCAGATTGTTGAGCGTCGCAACATTATGAAATACCTAATGACTCTTCGTGATTATGCTAATCGATTTATTCAATTCAATGCCCAATCCTAAAGACATTGATGATGCACTTAATGAAAAATTTATAAGCAAATCAAAGTTTGCTGAGGACATCGAGAAAGTTGTTCTGGGTGGTGGCATCAGTTACATTGATGCCATCGTAATTTACTGCGAAGAAAACCAAATTGAACTCGAAAGTGTAGGAAAGTTGATAAGCAAACCACTGAAAGAGAAGATAAAATATGAAGCGATGGAACTCAACTATCTAAAGAAAACATCTAAGGGGAAACTGCCACTCTGATGCACCTGCATGGATTCAATGTTTATCAATCTTACTTGGCGATGAAGTTGCACTTCACACAGGATAAGTTTGATTTCTTTCAATATGACGGAAAAGTGAACGCGAAGGAGGAGACTTATCAACAACGAAACGACTTTTATTTCTTTGAAACTCTTGCTCGTAAGTTAGATAAGAG